GCCCTTGTAGTCCCTGACGGATTTACCATTAAAAGCATTTTTGCTGAAGCAGAAGAACCCTCTAATATAGAACGTGATAATCCCTCTAAAGATTTTAAGTCACCAAGATAACTTTCTACGTGACCTCTACCATAGTTCATACCATCTATTCTATTAAATCTTAATGCTATGAATGGTGATTTATCTATGTCGTAAGAAGTTTGAAAAACAATTTTATCTTTTACTTCTTGCATGACAGTAAATTTATTTTTTTCTCTACGTACACAAGTATATAAATTTATAGTTTTTTGTTCATCTGTAATTTGATTACCTACAGCTTGTGCAATTTTCTTTGGTAATGTTGTTGGTGATAAACTTTCTTTAATTATAATTTTTAAAACTTTTCCTTGATTGTCTCTTTTAATTACATAGTTTTCTAATCTATAAACTCGTAAACCATCTTCAGTTAATTTTAATAAAACATTTCCTGATACAATTAATAATTTTAATGCTTCATAAAAAGCAACTCTATCGTTATCACTTTCAATGCTATCCATGACAGCTTTTTCTATTTTAGCTAAACCTTGTTCAATTGTAGCTTTCTGTCTTGGGTCTCCTTGAATTGATTTATAAACTAATTCATCAACATCTAATCTAAAAAATGGTGCTTGTGGTGGAAATAAAGCTAACATTAATTTACTAGCTAAATTCATCACACCTCTAGAACCAACTGATTGATATGGTGTTGGATAATTTGTTGCTGAGTTTGAACCTTTTTCTGGTACTAAATATGGAATGGTAAGTTCGGCACTATCTCTTGCTCTTTCAAGATAAATTTCTCTATCTATCTCCATCTTTTGGTATTGACTTTCAATAGACGCTTTATCATCTATGATAGTATCACTACCAAATTCATATCTCATTATGCACTCGGAATATTAAGACCACTACTTGTAAGTCCTGAAGTGGCTAAAGGTATTCTTAAAGACCCTCTACCAACTCGTCTTCTTGCTACTCTTGAAGCAACAGAAGTATTTCTACCAGACGCTTCCCCAGTTGCCGAAGTCGGTGCTACTTGTTTAGTTGTAGCATTTGAAACACTTGGTGGTGTAGCAGGGATTGGTTCTGGTGCAGGTGGTGGACTAGGTGGTTTTATTGAAACACACATATTTATTTTCTCCTTATATTATCAAAAATTATTCGTCTTCCTTATCTTCATCTTCATTATCTTCATCTTCATTGTCATCATCTTCCCAAGAATTTTCATCTTCAAATTCAATAGATAAATCTTCCATTGTGTGACCATCTTCGTCTTTGATTACAATTTTATTTTCTTCAATAAGGTCTTTTAACGCCTTTTCTACTAACTCTTTAATTGATTGTGCCATATTAATTTTCTCCTTGTATTTTAAATTGTTCTTTTAAATGATTAACAACTGACCTTTGTCCTGATTTGTAAAAGATTTCTTTATCTGTATCTTTTAAATCAGCACATTTGTCAGGAAAAAGTTTATCTAAGTAATCAATCATTTCTTCAGTAATTACTGGTATTTTACTCTTTGTCATTCTTAGATACTCCTAAAGTGGTACTTAATTTTGATTTTTTGTCTCTTGCTTCTGCAATATGACCTGCAATTGCCTGATAACCCACACCATCAATATAGTCATCAACATTGTGTGTACCTGCTTGTGACCTTGCAATCTTTAACAAGGTCATCAATTGTGCAACATCTTCAGCAGTTAAATTAAGTACAGCTTGAAACTTGTTTGTAAGATAGGCACTAAATAGTCTAGCAATATTTTCATGGTTTATTATTTTATCACCATGAGTTTTTGCTCTATCGTCACTTACTAGCTGTTCGGCTTTCTTCAAAATTTCTGTAGTATTCATATTTATAACTCCATAATTTAGGTTCTTGTTTTTTGTAGTCATACTCACCCTCTCTAAGTATTCTTGCTAGTCTGCTTTGATGGTAAGCGTCATCAATTGTATAACCATTTCTAGTATACTCTTGTAAGACTGCTTCCCACATTTGAGATATGTTTTTCTTTTCAAGTAATATTCTTGACGCTTTAACTGAACCCACACCTTTACACCCAATATAGCCATCAGCTTTATCGCCTGTTAATACTTGAGTGCAAAAGTTAAGGTCGGCTTTTGTTTTACTAACTAACTCTATTTCATCATCTATAATGAAACAGTGCCAAGAGGGAATAGTCCTCATATCTTTATCACCAGAGACAACAACACAATTGTCTTTGTATTTACCAGTGGCTAATAATCCAATGGTGTCATCACCCTCAAGATATGGGAAACTTAGAGTTTTATGTGTTTGTTCAATCCAATATCTTAAAGGTTGGTAAGTTATTGGCTTTCTAATATTTTTTCTAAAAGATTTATATTCTAAATCTAATTGCTTTCTATAATTAACAACATCAGAAAAACAAATAATTGCATTTGCTGAACTCGTATATCTTAAATAGTAAGCTATGGATTGTTTCCAAAATTGCTTACATTTGTCTAAATCACAATGAAGTGTCCAAACATTATCTTCCCACTCAATAGCTTCTTCTAATGCAGAAGTAATCTTATAAGCGAGTAAATCACCATCAACCAACATCATTTTAGTTTTGTTAGCATGGAACTCATTTATATTTTTCATAACTTTATCTCCTTTAATTTAAGTACATTTGATTTTGGTATAACTGTAGAATTACCACCCTCATTTACGCTTCCGTCTTCATTAAAATTAATATCTCCAACTAAAACATATTTGTTATTTTTGGTGCTAATTAACCAACCCATAGTTATACAGATTGCAGGTTTGGATTTTGCTATGTGTGTAAGTGTACTCCACGAACTGTCAGAAACTATATCTGACCACCACACTTTATAAAATTTATATGGGAAATCATCAGCGTCTATATCTGGTAATACAAGTTTACTTTTTAATTTAGATTTCATAATTTAATAAATGTTCTTTAGGAATTATGTGACCTCTAGCTTCATAGTTATCTCCACCACTTTTGATGGGATATTTCTTCATAAGTTTTTTTAGAATTTTTGTAGATATAAGAACCCAAGTCTGCTTATTACGTTCTTCTTTATGTAAGCAGAAAGCATAATATTCTGCATGAGTAATATTAATACCAGAGGGTTTACCCCTGTCTTCTATTTCAACAAATACATTACCTGTCTTTTCACATAATCTATCTGTCTTTACTTCAACTTTACCCTCAATCATTTGTTGAAGTTCGTTTTCATACTGTTGTCCAAATTTTAAATCTTTGTCAAAATGAGGTCTTGCTTTAGTGCGTGTCACTCCAATTATTTCCTACTTTTATTTCTCCATCTAAAGGACATCTAAAATTAAAATGGTCTTGTGTTTTTTTGAAAATAGATTTTGTTATCTCTTTGAATTTTTCTACTTTGTCTTTCTTAACAACGAACTGTATTTCATCATGGATATGTAAAACTTGTGCATAATCTTTAGCCCATTCAAATCCTGCTTTATGTAGTTCTTCATTAAGAATAATTGTTCCTTGTTTTACCAATAAACTTCCTGCTGATTGAACAAGTGTGTTGAGACTGCTGTACTCTGCACGACAAATTAATTTTCTTTTGTCTAGTCCATTGATATAACCATTTCTTCTAAATTTAGAAGCAACAGCGTCTTTAAGATTTTTTAATGCAGGTAATTTTTTCTCAAAAGTTTCTCTTATTCTTTTGGCTTCTTCAGTACTGACTTTAAGTATCTCACCAAGTTTTTGATTTCCTGCATTATATAACCAAGCATATATAAAAGTTTTAGCTTTATTACGTGTGGAAAGTCCGAGTAATTTTTGATTGGTGGTATGTATATCATCTTCAAGTAATGTTTTAAGAAAATATCCGTTGTCATATACACACAAGTAATGAGCCACGACACGCAACTCAAGACCAGAAAAATCGACACCACACATATCCATATCGGAAGTAGCAGTAAATAAGGAACGAAGTTCTTTACCATAAGGAAGATGGCTTGAACAAACTTGTGCAAGGTTTGGATTAAAATGTGTACAACGCCCTGTGACTGCACCATTTGTATTAACTTGTCCATAAATTTTACCTTTTTTTGTTAGTTTTAAATACGCTTGTTCACCATCTGAAAGTTGACCAAGTCGTTTTTGTATCATCAAATATTCTGAAATAACTTTTGCTTCAGGATATTCTAATGAGTTTAATATTTTTTCACTTACCTCTGGTTTACCTGTAGAAGTAAAGTCTTTGGGTTTCCAACCTAGAGTTTGTAATCTATTAGCTATGTGGTCACGAGAATTAGGATTAAACTTTACAGTTTTAAATATTCTAACTGGTACACCTGCTTTAATACCTTTCTTTTTGTTATCTCTTTTATATCTTTTATAACCTTGTGACTGTTGCCAGTCAGGAAAAACTACAGCTAGATTTTCTTCTAACTGTAGTCTCCTTTTTGTTAGGATAGATAAAAGGTTCTCAGCAGAACTCTCATCAAAGTAAACACCAAACCTTTCTTGTTTCCTAATCCAATGTGCAAATTTATGTTCTAATTCAATTGCTTCTTTTGAATAATTAGTAGCAATTATTTGTTGATATAATTTATATGTGACTTCAACATCACGTTCACAATAATCTTGCATATCCAAAGTCCATTCATCAAATGTATTGAACTCTTGGAAATCACCTTTACGTAAACCTAATCTATATCCCCAACTTTCTAGAGAATGTCTGCCTATTAGTTTTGGTGGTACATCTTTTATTTGAAAATCTAGTTCTTGTCTGTTTGTATATATTAGTCTTGAACATAAAAGAGTATCAAGTATTTCACCTGTATAATTAAAATTAAAATATTTTTTTATAGCAGGTAAATCAAACCCTTGTATATTATGGCCAACTAATAGTGTTGCTTTGTTTAGCAACTGTAGACTTTTAGTTAAGTTGTCAGGATTATATGAATAAACTTCTTCAGTTTCTATATCCTTAAAGACAACACAATGTATCTTAAAGTCTAGCTTATCGAGAAACCCATTGGTCTCTACGTCTATAACTAGTTTCATTAGTGTATTAAGTGAATAGTAATTTTCTCAGTACTAGGTAAGATTTCTCTTACACTTCCTATTGCTTTTGTAATTACTTCTTGTGCTTCGCTATCTCCACACATAATTACTGGATAACAATTTTCATATTTAATAGAATTATAAATTGCTATCATTATTGTTTTACAAGTATGAAAGATTAATTGTTGTTGGTCTTTATCAAGAGAAACATAATCATCTTTCTCTACTAAAAAACTTAAAATAAATTTAGTGAGTAGTGCTTCATTCATCAAAGTTTCCCTCTGATAAACGCCCAGTGTCTTTGTTCCAAATCAAATCACAAGCAACGCCAGTCTCACCAGTAAATCTATTTTTTAAAACTCTTGCAGTCATAATATTACTATCGGTTTCTGATTGTTGATTTCTTTCAAAACCAATAACTGCGTCAGATAATTGTGCTAGTGAGTGTGAACCTCTAAGGTGTGATAAAGAAGTTTGAAGTCCATCTTCATGGCCTGTTTTACTATCAACTCTTTTCAAGTGTGATACTACAAACATTCCACAATTAAGTTCTTCAACTAACTTTCTAAGGTTAGTCATAGTATTATCTATTAGTCTTCTTTCATCACCCTCAGAGATACCAGAGATAACAATGGATATGTGGTCTAAGAAAATAAATTTACAATTCAAACCTTGAACCATAAATCTAATTCTATTTAGTAAGTCTTCACTATCTGAACTTCCAAAGTGGTCATAGAAACAAACTTTATCTTTTATCTTTTCCCACTCAGCAATAAGTTCTTCTGTTGGAATACTTTTTCTAACTTCTGGTATGTGTATAGGTTTGTTTACTGCTAGAGATATTAAACCTCTAACACTTCTTTTAACACTTTCTTCTAGTGCTATATAACCTACCTTGTGTCCTTTGTTTATAATGTCGATAGCAAACTCACGACAAACTTGTGACTTACCTGTGCCTGAACCTGCACATAATAATACTAATTCTTTTGGCCTTATACCTGATAACTTTTCATTCAATCCATTATAAGGATATGGAACACTCTCTACAAAATCATCATTCAATAATAAATCTTTTGTATCAACACCCTCAATGATACCTTGTGGTGTATAGTGTTTAGCTTCAAATATTGCGTCTACTATTTTAGTAGCTTTACCTTGTTGTAATAATTCGTTTGCGTCTTTACCTTGTACTTTAGCTATAAATACTTTTCTTACTGGTAATATATTTGCACATTCAACAGACGCTTTCATACCTGCTTCGTCTGTATCAAACATCAAAACTATTTTTTCAAATTTAGATAACCATTCTAATTCTTGTTTAATATATTTTTTTGCTGAAGCTGTACCACTTGGTATAGATACTACTGGATATTTATTATTGTTTACTTGTGATACTGAAAGACAGTCTAATTCACCCTCTGTGACGACCAAAACTCTGCCACCATCTCTCCAGTTTTGCTGTCCAAATAAAGTAATCTTATTTGTATCACCAACCCATTTAAAAGATTTATCTGGGTATCTTAATTTTTGTGCAACCTTATTATAATTTTTATCATAGTAATTAGCTATCTGTACTGGTCTTCCATCACATTCACCAACTTCATAATTAAAAACTTTACAGGTTTCCTCATTGATTTTTCTTTTATCTAATCTTTCAATGTTTCCTATTATCATATCTCTAATCACCTGTTCTGTTTGTTGGGGAAGTTCGTTATTTATTTTTTTAAACTCGTGGCAACCGAAACAATAAGTATGGTTCTCGTATAATCCGAGATTGTCTCGGCTACCACAGTTTTCACAAGGGGCATGACCTAAAAATTTTTCAGCAGTTTTCATTAGAGGAAAGGAAAAAGCTAATCCAACTCCTGTAAATCTTTATCGTCTGTTAAGCCATCTTGGAACTTGTAACCTTTTATATCTTCGTTGAGTAAGTACTCTCTGATATTTATGTTAGGACAAGTCTTTGCTTCGTCTAACATATAGTGACCCACTATTTGTGCGTCTGGGTATTTAATTAATAATTCTTCTAAAACTTTTTTTAAACTTTCAAATTGTTCAGCAGTAAAATTATCTTCAGGTTGTTTCCAGTCTTCTTGTTTAGCACCACCTATAAGACATAGTCCATAAGAGCAGTGATTATAACCTTTGACGTGTGCCTGTACTTCATCATCTGCACGACCTTGTTCTACTTCTCCATTACGTTTGATTACTTTACCATAACCAATTTTAAGCCAACCAAATTCTCGGTGTACTCTATCTATTTCTTTTGCACCCCAGTCTTGACTTGGTCTTGTCTGGGAACAATGAATGACAATATATTTAGTTTGTTCTCTAGCCATGTTGTTTACCTTTAATTTCTTTTAACCACTCTTGTGGAAATGTTATCTTTGTTGATTGAATACAATGATATTTAAAACCAAATAACTCACACCACTTTCCATAAGTTGTTTTTGATTTTTTACCTATCTTGTTTTTTGAATTTGAAAATATAAATCTAATATCTAATTTTGGGTTCTGCTCTTTTATAATCTTCATCTTCTTTCTGTCAGCAGAATTGAAAGCACCTTTTGTTTCTATAATAATATTACAATTATTAAATGGAAAGTCAGGTGTGTACGTCTTCTTCAATGCAGGTTGGAAGTAAACAATCTTCATACCCTCATAAGTAAAATTAATTTTTACTTTGTTAAGATAATTGAAGACTGCTTCTTCCAATCCTGATTTTAAGACAGCACCACTAGAAGTCTTTACTCTCTTGAACTGGTGTCGTTTCATTCGAGACTACTTCTGGTTTAGGTGCTGTTTCATAGCCATCTTCTTCTTTGAAAAGATTGCTGTCTTTACCCTGAACGAGTTCTAATACTTGAACAGCTTTTAACCTAGCTGTGATACCTGCACCTAGCATTGGTGTATAGTAGGGAACTAAATTGTATGCTACTCGTATCTTAGAACCACCCCATATCAGAGTTGAGAGAGGTATTGGGGTTTTCTTTGCGTCAAACAATTGGGGTCTTTGACTAAATTTTTCTTTAGTCTTTTGATTAACCCCAGTCGCTTTCATTTTATACTTAAAGAAAACAAAATCATTTTCCTCAGTATATGGTTGTGGTGCATTTTTTATACCTTTACCTTTGTGACTGTCCGAAGCTAATTTTAGACTGTCATCTATCGCTTTAGTATATAACTTCAGCATTTCAGAAGCGTCTGACTTAGCAACTTTTAGTGTCACTTTATATTCACCTGCTTCGTTAAAACGAACATCAGGTTTATTAAGGTGTGGGTATATAGCTTCACCAACAACCGATATGTTAGTGTCTGACATATATTACTCCTTTTGTTTTGGCTATGTAGCCATAAGTGGTACTTTATTTACACTAGTGCAAAGGTCTAAACACAAAAGAAAACTGACTGTTTTACTAAAGATAAATCAAGGCTTCCTCTTTCTGGTATATTAGGAAACTTCTTTAAATTCTTAGGTGAAAGCATATCTCTCATTTCTTTAGCAAAGTTAGTTAATACATCTTGTTCATATACTTCACAAAATGCTTCTCGTATTGCTTCTGATAGAAGTGCTACATCAGTTGCAACACAACCAAAGCTATCGTGTATTAAACTAAAATTAGTGACACCTTTTTCTTTTGCTTTTACTACTGCTAGTTGTAATACACTTGCGTCTAAACTATGTATAAAGTTTGGACAAATACTTTGTGCTGTTTTTCTTGTATCTATTTCTTCTGTATCAGATTGAATAGATAATTTAATTATACTATCACCCATCTTTGTCTTAACTCTTTTACTTTCTTTTTTATAACACATCATTTGTACTGGGAAGTTTAATGGATTAGGTGTTGTCCAACATACAGGTAAGTTTTCTGAAGCAACTAATCTTGAAACTTCTTTTAAAAATTTCATAATTTGTTTTGCACCAAGTATAACTTCATTGATACTTTCCCAAACAATTGGTGTTAAGTAGTTTGTTGCTTTAAATAAATCTCTACCGAAGTTATGTTGTACTCCACGTTCTTTAAATTCTTTTTCAACGTGGTCTTGTAAATATTGTCTACAAGAATATTGAGTTAAAGAATATGGTAAACACATTACAGGTTTCTTACATAACTTTCTATCTACACCATAGTCTAACCATAACTTAGCCATTGGGTCAGATAAACTTTCTAATTTTTCTTTTACTTTTTCTGCAACAATTCTATATACATCTTGTGGTTTATTAGATGGTATTAAGTTTGTAGCTTTACCACCAACTTCATCTAACATCATAGCTGAATAATGTTGTAGTCCTGAATTAGAACAATCAGATTGTATTGGTAATGTTGTTATAAATGTTGCGTCATAATCTGTATCGGCAAAATCTTTTAATTCAAAACACCAAGCTAAAAAAGAAAAAGGTTTATCAGCTTTAGACCAATCAGTATTTGTTAATGGTTCTTTTGCATAACTTATAAATATATCTAATCTATCTTTGACCCAATCTAATCTTGTTTGAATATCTTCCTTATCTACTTCACCATATAAACCTGCACCTGCTACTGCAAAGTTATCAAAAGAATTATTCTCTTTCATTTGTTTTCCATATTTAAATTTAATTAATGCTCTAGAATAATCTGCACCTTGTGGTGATAGCATAGCAGGTTTAGGATATATTCTTGAACGGAAGTCTAATTGATATGGATAGAAAAAACTTCTATCTAAAAGTAATCTAGCTTCTTCAAGTATCTGTCTTACTTGTATGTATTTAGATTTAGACTTTGCTCTTTCTTTATAAACTAAACTTGCTTCCCTTTTCCATCTAACTAAACTCTCTTTGTTTTCTTCTATGTCATTTGGTTTTATTGGTAGTTCAATCTGTTGTGGGTTTACAGGAAGTTTACCCAAAGGATTATCAGTCTCAATTAATTTAACAATAACATCATACACTCTTTTATTTATAACCCATTCTGTATCTTGCATTATATTTACTGCGTCATACATAGGTTTCATTTCGTGACCTCTGTTTTTTAGTTCCTCTAAATATCTTCTATTACTAGCTTTTACTAAATTGTAGTGCATGATTTACTCCTTTATATCCTCTGGTTTATTTTCGTAATTATGTTTTCTTCCGTAGTACCCACCGATAAAAGGGTTATACTCCCATTTGCGTGGGGGCATTAGCATTGGTAAGTACTTTGGTTGAAGTGCTTCGTTTTTAATATTAAAGTTTCTTATCTCATCTATTATTTTTCTAGTCGCTTCAACATAAGTAATGGTCTTATACTTATTAAGTTTTCTATTCTGTATTTTTACTAGTCCTAGTTTACATAAGTAATCAACCATCTTTACACCAAGATGAAGTCGTTGTTCTTTAGTCCAGTCGTTAAAATCTAGGTTATGTTTATTCATACAGTAAACCCAGACCTTATGTTTATACTGATACCTGTTAGCATTTTGTGGAATGTTTTTACCGGCAAGTCTTTTATTAACTCTTATATATTCATCTTTCTTTTGGTCTCTAAATAAAGTTATTCTTGCTTCCATCATTAAACCATTACCAATCTTTAATGATAATTTATTTAGTGTGGTTTCATTTGAGATACCATCAATAACATTTTTAAGAGTAATCAAAGAACAAGTATCCCATATATTATGTTTGTTTTTAATTAAGATACCTTTATCAAATACATTTTTAGGAAGACACTGACATAGTAGTTTTAATGCAGTTAATCTATTTCCTGCACCACCACTTTCCATTGTCTGTATATCTCCATTAATTAATAGAGATACTTTAGTTATATACTTTTGCTGAAGAACTAACCCATGAAGTGTAGTACTTTCATGGCCATCTGCAATTGCTTGATTGAGGGTCTTACGAAACCTATCAATACCACCTTGCAACATAGCATTTTCAAACTCTAATTCTTCTTGTATTAACTTGGTGTAATCAGTGGTGTCTTTAAACTTACCACCCACTCCTACTTTTACTAATTCTTCTAGCTGTTTTTGTAGGTCTTGTTTTTGTTCTTTTAATATATCGGACATAACACGAACATTTCTCCTAACAATTCTTGCACTTGTGTATGTCTACGATAGTCTGTATACGATTGTATACGAAACTAACACACTAGTGCAAAGGTTGATTATTTAAAAAAACACAAGGAAAAACAATTATACTTTCCACTTGTGTAAAGATTTGAAATGGTCGGTAGTTCCTAAGACTAACACTCCTACGTTCTACCGACCCTTTCTTACTACTTAATGTAGACAAAGTACCTAGATTGTAGACGTAATCGTAGACACTTTGGTGGGCTTGGTCAGACTTGAACTGACACGCCTTACGGCATATGTTCCTAAGACATACGTGTATACCAATTTCACCACAAGCCCTTGAGTTTATTTGGTGAGTTTTAGTATACATATTCTCTTACTTCAACTGCTTTCTACTATTGTGGCCTATCATAGAAACAACAGTATTTTTCTTCTTATATGCTTCAAGATTTTCTAACGCTTTATTAAGTAAAGGTTCAGGTGTATCAGTATAGTAAGTCAATGTAGTTTCAATACGCTTATGACCTGCTAATTCTTTTACAACCTTTGGACTTTCACCTGCTTCTGCTAATCTTGTGACGAATGTATGTCTCATACAATAAGGTGTAAACTTTTTATGAAATTTACATTTGTTTACATATTTCCACCACGCACTTCTTATTGAACTACTTGATACTGGGAAGAAACGATTGTCTTTATTTTGTAAAGCGTCTTTTCTTCTTCGTTTAAATATATTCAACAAGTCTTGATTTAATTTAAACTCAACAGATTGACTGTCAGTTTTTGGTCTGTAAAATTGTATAGTTCCTCGACCAAAATCTACATTATCAATATTCCATTGGTTCATTTCACCTGTATGTCTTGCACCTAAATTAAAACCACAAGTAAAAAAGTCGTGCCAAAACTGGTCTTCATGTAATTCAACAACACTTAATAATTTACTTTCTTCTTCAATTGTAAGTGCAGGTTTCTTTTGACTTTCACCTCTTGTTAAATCAACTATACCCATATTCTTAACTCGACTGTCAGGATTAGGTAAGTCTTTCTCATCAAGAAGTCTATACTTGATAGCTTCTCTAAGTATCATTCTTAAACAACCTAATCTTTTGTTGATTGAGGAATTACTTACAGAAGAACGCATATTCTTATCACGATTTAATATGTATTGTTTGACTTCGATTTTAAAATCTTCAAGTTCAAATATATCAAACGTATTAAGTTTTTTATCTTTACCAAAGAACCTACATAAATCATCAAAGTATTGTTCATTATGTTCTAATTGTTTACCACTCCAAGTATAGTTTTTCATTCTATTAAATACACTATCAAGTGTACCTGTGCCTAGTTGTTGTGGCTTGTAGTTTTCAATGTAGCGTCTGTTAGCTAACTTGTTTGTCATCTGACGTTTTACATTCAGTGCTTCTTCAAGTGCTATTTCAAACTCTTTCTTTTGTTCGGCTTCAGTCTGAGTAGACTTGATACCTAACTTAACTACCTTTGATAAAGTAAATGGTTTGTCTTTACCATCTACAGTCTTACTTTGTTTTACATATAAGTCTTTACCTTTACGTAATGATATTCCTTTAGGTAATTTTTCTTGTATGTAAGTTCTAACACTACTTAACATAAATCATTCTCCTTTGTTAAATATGTTGGTGCAACTATCCAAGATTTATAAACGTCATTATCTTTAACCAAAACTTGTATAGTTTTTTTGTTTAATTTTTGGATTATACCTTTAAGATTTTTATTCTTAATTGTTACCTCGTCTCCAACATTAAACTTTGTGATTTCATAAGCATTTAAATTTGCAATTTGTTTATTTGCTAATTTACTTACTTCATTTGCAAACTCCATCACATCTTCTACATTTGTAATCCAAGACAAATCATTTTCAATATTACTTAAAGTTTGTTTTGTTCTTGCATTAATCATACTACACTCCTCTCATTGCTGTTTTAAGGTTTCTATCAATTACTATTCTAGGTTTATCTTTCCAATCGGAAGTAGAACCAATGAATAACTTTTGAAGTTTCCTACCTTTTGTTGTTAATTTAATCCAAGAAAATCTTCTTGAACCATGTGGATTTATAATTCTATCTACAAATCCATATTCATATAACTGGTCAATCATTCTTGATATTGAAGTACCAGATATATTTACGCCAAACATTTTCTGATACCATTCTGCTATCACCCTTGTGTTTACTTCATCATCAGGTAAGCAACAAATAGTTTTAAAAGATAAAACTAATTGTAATGGTATTCCGTTAAAGTGTTTACTTTGAATATCTCCACCTGAAGATTTTTTGATTTCATCAAGTAAAGCATTATCAAATTGTAAACTACTTACTGTGCAGTTTAACGACATCTTTCTCCTTTCTAGTTTTTAGTTCGACAACTCGTAAACTTTCTGGTTTGTTATGATGAATTTTAGTTTGTGTGATTAGGTCTTCGACACCATCAAGATTAGTTTCACTTGCGTGTAAACCCATTCTTGTCAGCTTGTCGAAAGTATATTGGATATTGCAATCACCTATTTTAATTGAAGAAGTTTTTTCATACTCATCTTCATGTTCAAGTGTCTTACAATAAAAGGGAAGATGACCTACGTAATGTTGGTAAGTCATATGATTTGGAAACTGTTGTCTCAAATCTGAAACATAATAATCAAAATCATTTATGTTTCTCCAAAGTTTACATCTTATAAACTTCCACACAAAGCAAACTATATTCATAACGAACATAGTAATACGTGTTGTTATTTTTTTTCTTATTTCCATACTTAACTCCATAGTGCATATTTTTAATTTAATTTCAAGTACTAGTGCAAACTTTACACGTGTAGGATAATCTGGGAAAAAATAGATAAAGTCCTGTACTATCCTATGTAATAACCCACTACTAAACTTTTAGTGGGTTATCACTTAAATTTTAATAAAGTGGAAAAAATTGTATAACCTAGCTTTTGTGGTTGAAGCAAAATAACTTAATTTATTAAGTCTTCTGCTGTTTCGTACACAAATATCCGTTCTTCAACTACAGGTCTCTTACCTATTTCAGTAGATACCTTTGCCAAAGTATCAGCTAACACGGACTTCTCCTCGTCAGGAAGTACGTGAGAGGTGTTCGGACACTTCTTTATTACTTTGATTATCATGTTTTTCTATCCTTGTTGTGAGAACCTTAATAGGCTTCTCAACCTTTATTATTTTAGTACCATTCGACAGGACTATTCTTTGACCTGACTTCATAATCTTTAACTGTCTTTTGATACTTGCGTCTTTTTCTTTGCTTGTTGGGTCTATGACAATATTCTGTAAGAAATCACCATAAACAATCCACCTAGTCTTTGACATAACAACGACAAAGTTAGGGTTTCTTTTCCACTCACTCATTATCTTGTCCTTTCTTGTTTATAATGGTTCTAAGTTGTGCCTCAGTTGAGGGATTTAGAACTCTTTTGTGGATATTGTTGATTGCAAATGCACAATGAGTGACTTTTTCATCAAGTCTAGCTATTGTGCTTTCTAGTTTATTAAGGCGTTTTTTTGATATAATGGTTAATCCAAACATATCTACCTTTCCTTTCTACTGATATATGAGAAACTTTCCTACAAATCAGTAAGTTATCTTATGCACTTTATAAAAAAGAAATCAACTCATAAATAAATTATTTTATTGATATATAATTTAATTACTGATACCTCTTGCTTAGTATGGATAAATCAGTACTTAACTTATTAAGTATGCAAGGCGTTAATATTCAAAATTTAGATGAAGCGTCTGAAGTCATAAAGTATTTAATCAAAAAACATGGAAGAAAAGAAATAATTGCTAAAGCAGAGATTGATAAAAATTTATTATATCAGCTTGAGAATAAACAGAACATTACTTTAAAAAATTGGTTAAAAATTAAACGTGCTTACCCTGAAGTATTTATTCCTGATGAAACAGCAACAGGTCAAATACCAATTATGGGAATGATTGTAGGTAATAAGATAATACCTTTAAACCCTGCACAACCAAAGGTCTTCAATGCACCTGCAAAAGCTGTAGAAGATTGGTCTCCTTGTATTGCATATATAAATCATCAACCTAATGCTTTTCAAGGTTCAGTTCGTATTTTCTCTACAAAGAATTTAAACCATGAACAAGTAAGTTCACAATGTTTCAATAGATTAGTCTTAATGTTTCCAAAAGAAATTGAGCCTAAGTTTGGTGTGTTTAGACCTAATGTTAAGCAAACAGAATGGAAACTACATGACCCATACAATGGCGAAGTACTTCTTGATGGTAAAGTTGGTGACTACATATCTTGGTGGAAGTGGATATTTACAACCAGTATGTATGTAATGGAAAATGAAAGTGCAGAAGAACATCACATGAAACATACCGAAGACTTTATGAAGTCATTTGATAATTAATTATAATTTTTTTAAATACTTTATAATGATTGTTGGAACTTCGTGTGTTCCATTGTACCAACTGTTAATTGTTTGTCTTGATACATCTAATTCAATACTAGCTTCAATTTTAGTTTTAAATAGTTTATCAACTAACTTTTTAAATTCTTTTGTCTTATCCATAATGAATACAATATACTTCCTAATGAATAAAAAGAAAGCCCCAACTCTGAGGTTAGGGCTTTAATTTATTATTTTAATTACAGTTTTTACAATCTGGCTTTACTTCCTGCCAGTGATATTTAAAATATTTATTTAAATACCTGTTAAGTCTTATTAAATCTTTAGGCTTCATTGTATGTATTTTAATTTCACCACTACAATGATTTTTAATTTTATTAATTGGTCTAATAATTATATTATTTTTAAACATTGATACCTACCAGTTAGCGTTCCAGATATAAACATTACCACCAGAAGCGTCAGTTTCATTGAAGTCGTAATTCAAATCACGTTCAAAAGCGTCATAATCAAAATATCTTGCAAGTGTCGAATTGCCATCACTTAGCCCCTCAATGGTTTCATCTGCGAAAGTTTCAGCAAATTCTTTAAAACTTCCATATTCACCATAAAAAGCGTCATCAATATGACTTAAATCATCTATTGACCATAATTCTAGAAAGCCGTTGACCTTGTCAATGTCGTGTTCATTGATAGCTTCTTGAACTTCTATGATTTTATCTAAATCTGGATATTCACCCAAATTTGGGAAATTATCATAGTCATGGATTGCCCATTCTTCAGCGTCAGCAACAGGCGAAGTTTTTAATACTTCGTCAATCTGTGCTTGTAGTTCTTCAGCGTCAGTTTTTGGAACAATCCAAGAGCCATGAAGATAACCTGAATTATAAGAAGACAGACAAGCCACATATATCTTAGGCTCGTCTTTTTGTTGTGTTGTTTGTACTTGTGTTGTCATTGTTGTTTCCTTTCTTTGTTCATAATAGATTTTAATATAGTAAAGATACTTGACAGTCAAGATACTTTACATATTATATCTGGTCAACTTTGTCGCACTCTTGCACTAGTGAAAAGGACAGAAAGAAACAAACAAACTAAAAGACAAACTAAAAGAGAAACTAAAAGAGAAACTAAAAGAGAAACTAAAAGACAAACCAAAAGAGCAACAACAAGGAAAGATTAAAAGATATATAAAAAGTTTCTTAAAGTTTCAAAACAGATAATGACAAAGATAAACGGAAAAAATTTTTCTATAAAAAGAAAAAACAATTAAAATAGTAGAGCAATAGTCAAGAAGACTAACGCAAAGTAAAGTATATTATAGGTTTCTGATATTAAAAACGTAGACTGTCTACAATACACCCCCCACCCCTTACAAAAAAGAACAAGGCCTATGGGGTAAAGTAAAAATCTAGTATATACGTAAGGTTGTCAGATTTTTTTACTTAATTTTTTCAAAGTACTTGTCGTACATAGAATAATCAATTGCATAACCTAAGAAGTCTTCAACATTATTTACAATAAAACTTTTAACTTCTTTAGATTTATCTTTGTTTGATGTATTTGGATAATTTTCAACAACAAACCCTTTGTTCATTATAATAAAATGTTTGATAAGTTTATCTAATCTTTCAGTTCCCTTATGTTTCTTAAAGAGAGCCTTTAGATATATTACTTTTTCTTCTTTTTTAGACATAACTTTATTTACTATAAGATACAACCTATAGTCAAATGTTGTTGGTTGCTCTTATATAAAGATAAAGTTTAACTATAGTATAACTATAGCAGTATCCTAATAGTGGCACTTAATTAAAAAACAACAAAATCAAACAACTTTTAGTGAGTTTCTTACCATAGAAGCTATTTTCTTACTATATTTTGCTCTATTTCTATTCTTTCTTTTCTTTGCTGTAGACCTTGCATATTCACTTGAAGATAACTTATTGATAACCTCTGTAGGTAAATATCTCTCTCCTGTGACTGAAGATTTCTTACCTGACTTAGTTCTCCACTTCTGAGCCGACCAGTTCTTTAAAGACTTCTGAGAGGGTTTAAGAGCCATTATTTATAGCCACCACCTGCTTTCTTATAGGCTTTTGCTAGTGCTTGAGCCTTTCTTCCACTCCATTTACCACTAGGTGTACCATAAGAATTACTGTTCATTATTCTCTGAAATATTCTTTTTCTTAAATTAGGCTTTGTATAATTACCTGCTTTATTGACTGTTGATTTTTTCTTCATATTTTAATCCATGAGTTATCTGTTTTATCTCCAAAATACTTTTCCATTTCTTGATTAAATAAATCTTCTTTTCTCATCTTCATAGCTAACTCTTGGTCTCTAGAAAGATGTTTGACCCAATGATTACAAGCTACCTGTAGACAATCTATTCTGTCATCATGTGACAACGAATGGACTTCTTTTTGTAATCTACTTATCTGATAGAATAGTTGATACCTCAATGCTGTCTCTTGTGGGTACAACATATTAGTTTCTTCATAATCTTTTTTGACAACATATTTATCTATTATCAATCTATGTTGTGATATGATTGGTTCTAACGTATCTAATATTCTTCTATGTTTATTAGAAGTTTGTCTTACCATTTCAGTGGTACAAGGATATTGCTTTATTAAATATGGTTTTAATAAGGCTTCAAACATTCCTTGACCAAAGTTTTCTTCAATTAAAATTTTGTTTACTTTATGTTTTTTAGCAACGTCTACTAATTTAGATAAAGTATGTTCTGAATAACCTGCATTGAAACCACCAATATCTAAAAGATAAATATTACCATTAGCAAATTTTGTGACACAATAAGCAGTTTCATCTTTACCTTTACCACTAGGGTCAATGGCCATAACACAACCTGTATATGGAAGCCATTGGCCTTGTATATTCATTGGCCTATAATAAGCGTCTCCTTGTAATCCAACATTTGGTAAATCATTATGTTGTAATTCAGGACTTGAAGCCCAAATAACTTTTTCTGGTGCATTGTCAGGATTACAATTCATAACAACTAAATCCGACAATTTTAGTGGGAATTTATTTAAATCAGAAAGTGTAGTATCTAATTGATACTGCATATTAAAACCTAGTCTTCCATAACTAGCTTCTCTTTCTAATAAATCTTTTTCGTCAAATCTTGTAGGGTCTGTAGGTTTACCAATTAAATTAATATCCCAAGTATTATTTATTATAGGTGCTAAATTAGAACCATAGGATTTAATTTGTTTCTCACTAGGGTATCTAGCAGTCCAATATCTAATCTTATATCCTCTCTCCTGTAGCTTATTATATATGCTTTGTTCGGTCTGAGGTGTACCGAGATAAACAATTCTAGAGGTATCTGGTTTAATTACTGCTTCAAACTCTTTAATAGCTTCTGACAGCTTATCTCTCATAAATTGAGTTTGAGTATTACCAGAAGTTTCAATATCATCAGCTACAACTAAGTCTGCACGTGAACCTGTAATCTGTGAAGTTATACCTAAAGATTTAACTGTAGGTTGCTGTGAAGCTGTTGCAGTGTTTACGTCAAAACTTATCTTAGATTGTCTTTGGTCGTCTCTAGGATATAGGTGTTGTAATATTGGAATTTCGTGAAGTAATCTTAAACAGAATGTACTAAAGTCATCTGCTCTATTTTTCTC